TTGCTAATTCCTTAACTATTGAATTAAATTTTGGAGAGTTCTTTATCGAGTTCATAATATCTTAACAATTGGACAACAGAGTTATCGTTTGTTTGTTTTGATTCATTTAAACAGAACTTATCAACACAATTGATTGCTTCTTTTAACTTAATTCTTAATACTTTATCCTTTACTTTCTTAACTTTTTTAGCCAACTTAGTTTTAAGCTTTGGTATTTGTGTTTCTACAAATGTAGAAAAGTTATTAGTATTAGAGATATTACTAATATATTCTTTAAGAACATGTTTTTGTTCATCGGAAAGATTAGTGTATTTTTTATTAAACTTTTCTAAAAGTGTTTTGTAAGAAAGGATTCTTAAATCTTTATCTTTAAACTCCTCTGGCATATAAGATTTATTTTTCTTATGTGTTAGAGTTGTTACATTTTCTATTATGATGAAATAACTTTCAGTTTTCTCATCAGCTCCCATTTCATTAATACCTTCAAACAATTTATATACAGAAGCAAATACTTTGTAATTTGGAACTTTAGAACTAAATAACTGATTTACATCATAAGTCTCTTTAATAGAAGCAATAAGATTATATTTTTCTCTACGAAGATTTGTATTATTTAATCTACCCCTCTGTCTAATAACTTCTGATAAGAAGAAATCTGCTTTTTTATCAGATTTGAATTTTTTAGATACAATCAAATTATATAAGGCCAATTCTTTACCCAACTCCGTATGCTCATTAAATTTACTTTTAATGATTTTAAGTGCCGGTGACTCCTTTTTCTTGTTCAAAACATCTACGGTGACTTGTCTTAAAAGGAACTCAAAGAGTAATCCCGTATTTCTTAGTTTACTATGCTTAAATTTGCTCATATATTATTCCAAAGATTTTGATACAATTATTCATATATAAATATAACAGAATTTAGATAAAGTGGTAAATTACTCTTTTATTATGTTATCTTCACTTAATAAAGGAGATTTGTTTTTAGGAAACTTATCTTTAAGTTGATCTAAAATCCCTTCACGAGCAACTAAAGTACTAGCCTTTGATGTAGCAAGTGGTGATTTACCTTTAAATTTTCTTTTTCCGTAAGACCTATCGACATCTTTTAAACTTTCGTGACCATATCTATCTTTCATCGTGTCTTTATCTTTAAAGGGATCTTTTTTACTACCACCCCAATCACCAGGTCTTGCCATATCTCCATCGTCAATATCTTCTTCATCTTCACTAGGTGGTGGTTGGTCAGCAGGATCACTTCCTTCTGTTTCTATTGATTCTAGTCTAAATTTTTGTTTAGTATCCTCTACTATACCATTAAAAAGGTCTGCCTTTTCTTCATCACTAAAATCAAATATATTATCATATAACCAGTTACGACTAAATAATTTAGTATCTATAGCTCTTTCAGCGACTTCTACTTGTTGAGTCATAAGTTCAAGTTTTTCTTGTTCATGAATCATAGATGGATTTTGTAACTCTAATGAGAAATCAATTAAATCAGAATCATCGAATCCTTGTGAGTAAAGATGGACAATACCAATCTTAGTTAATTCACTAACAATAATTTTTTGTAATCTTTCTATTGTTCTAGCAAATCTAACATCTTCAGCAGCAAGTGTAGCTTTACCACCACTTAAACCTTCTTCATATCCTAAGAAAGCTTTTGGTATTCTTAAACTAGCCATCAACTTGTTTCTAAGATATTCTATGTCGTCTATTTGGTCATTGTTAGAAAGACCTGGTAAAGTATCAATCTCCGTTCCACTATCTCCACCACGAACTGGTAGAAAGTAATCTTCGGTAACTGACTCTACATTATATTTTAAATTATACTCACCTGTGTTTTGGTCGATGACAGGTGTCTTCTTCATCTTGTTGATGATTCTTTGCATAAATTGTTCGACTTCTCTTGGTGGTATATTACCAACATCAATCTTGAAAACTCTTTTTTCGGGCGCTCTCATAATTCTGTGAATCAACATAGCGTCTTCCATCAAAGTCAACTGCTTAAATATCTTTCTTCCGTTCTCTAACATTGAGCGCCCATATGGTAAAAAGTTTGTATCGGATAAAACACGAAAATGAGCTACTTCATAGTTTTCTTTCATCTCCTTTTTCTCACTAGCAATCTCAAACTGAATTAATTGTGGGTTAGCAGGATCGTGGTCTTCTAGTCTTGTAATTTCATAAGCAGAAATAGGTTTTACATTTACTACTCCGTACTTATCTACGATATCTAACTGAAGATAAAAGTCACCATACTTGGTCATGTTACGAATCCAACTCCATAAGTTGAACTCGATATTTATGACATCATAATATAGGTTGTGTAAAATCTTTTGTACTTTTGTGTTCTCACTTTTTACTTTAAGGATTTCTCCCTCAATATTTGTAACCGTACTTTCGTCTGAATATATGTCGAGAGCAGAAGCAATAATCGGGTCTTGATCCATCAACTCGTAATCTTTGAATAGATCAAGTTTTCTAATCTCGTAAGCAGCTCTTCTATTTTGTGCCGTAGTATATGGATTAGAATATGTATTTTGCATCATCCGATTATATCGGTCAATAAAATTAGATTGTAATTTTGTTTGTGAAAAGTCTAAGTCTTTTACTACCAACCTATTATCATCAGCTTTTCTGATGATTACGTTAGATTGAAATAATCTACCTAGTCTTGTAAATAAATTGTCTGCCATATTTTACCCCAATAGCCAAGTTAAATCTTCTTCTTCATTATCATTAATTTTTATTTTATATGGATTATTTTTAGGAGCAGATGGTGTCATTACAGTTGTGTTACCATTTAAGTTTCCAATTGCACCAACTAACGTACTCTGAAATTCGCTTCTTTCCGATTGAATACGAATTGCCGTATCCCTAATCCATAATAAAATAGAATAAGACATAACAAGGTCATCATTATATCCATCTAATGCTTCTGTTTTACTATTCTTATATATAAATACAAAAAGTTCATCAATTAATCGTGTAGATTTTATCTTTACCATCTTTTCACGAGTATATTCTTCCATTTTAGCAATAATTAATGGTTTAGACTTCATCGTAGTAGTAAAACCTGGTATCTTATTTCTGTCTATACTTCTATACTTGTTTGTATGTTGTATATCCTCATCTACAATTAGATGATTTTTTTCTTGATAAAAAAGATTTTCATATCCTCTATCAATAATTGTTTGTAATGTAGCCCAACCTATGTTGTTATTTTCCACAACAAGTAGGGCATCATTGTATTTAGTACCCAACTCTATAAGAAAGTTACCAAATTCCGTTGTACCTAATTGTCCTTTATATTCAGCAACTTGCTCCATATCTTCTATATCAAAAACTTGAGCAGTTGAATAGTCCGTTCCATCTCCACGAGCTACATCAGCACTTATTAAATAATTCTTATCATAATTTGGATAATCCCATATCCAAAGGTTTCTATCAAACCCACTTTTTTCATTTGGTTCACAACACATTTTTTCTTTATACCATTCTAATATAGCAGGATCGACAACTGAACGACCAGAACTTAAAAAATCAGCATCACATTCTTGAGCTGCCTTACTTGGTCCTAATATTTTATTTTGTTCATCTCTCCAACTCTGGTCTCTTTCAGGATGTTGTGTCCAATGAAGTTTAATAGTATTAAATTTATTTGCTCCTTCTTCAGCATCCATCCAAGTTTTATGAAACCAATTACCCACGCCGTTAGGTGTAGAAATAGCAACACAACGACCACCAGTAGCAAGAGTCTGTTGAGCAGCAGTCCATATCGTATCAATCTTATCAATGAAAGCAGCCTCATCTAATATTAGTAGTGATAGAGCTTCTGAACGACCAGCAGATTCATTAGAAGCAATAGCTTTTATCTGTGAACCATTCTTAAAAATAAGTGATAGTTTGTTATTTTCAACAATAGCAGTTTTTAACCATTGTGGTAGTCCCTCATACATAATACGAACTTTTGTTACCAAATTTTTTGCTGTATCTTTTGCTGTAGCAATACAAAGAACGTTCTTATCATTATGAAACAACATTAACCAAAGTGAATAAGCAGCGGTTAAGGTAGATATACCTAACTGACGAGATTTTAATACGACATTATAATCATGTTTTTCATACTCATCTAATACATCATACTGATAAGGATAAAGTTTAAATTTTATCTTACCTCTCTGTGGATGTTGTATTACACAAAACTCATTAATAAAGTATGAAGGATCTTTAGCACACTTTAAATAATTTTGTTTTATTGCTTGTTTTAAATTACTCATATTTTATTTAAACCTTGTTCGTGGTTTCCAATAGCGTTTGCTACAGTTTTATCAAAAGGACCATCTGCTTCTTTCATCTGTTCCATTTCTGCTTCATATTCAGCAAGAACAGCTTCCCATCTTTGTTTTTCCATTTCTTTTACCCAATCTTCCCACTTATCTTCTTTTTTTAATTTCATTTCAAAATCTATTTGACAATACTTACATTTTTTAAATCTATTATAAGTTTGTTGGTCAACAGTTTTAAGGATTAATTTTTCACAATCATCACATTTATCAAATCCTTTTGGTGGAACTTTAGTAATTTGTTTTCTTTTACCATTTTCCATTTTCCAACTACGACCATTAGCTTCTGTCCACTCTTCACCTTCTTTTCTCATACTGACACTTTTTGGTGTGTAACCAACTCTAATTCCACCCTTACCACCGACACCAGCTATTAACTTTTTTACTTTTTCTATATTTTTTCCCATATTATAACCCTATATTTGATCTATTTTACCTTCTCTTTCATTAAACCACTTTCTAAATTTTGCTGGTGTTCCAATAGTTATCTTATTTTTAGGAACATACTTTAACAAATCTATTTGCCAACTACCAGAATCTCCATTTGGGTGTTCCCAATAAGGCGAGTTAGTTACCCTCGTCATTACAAAAACATCTATAATTTTTGTATTGTAAATAAGTATCTCATTCCACCACGCAGATGGTTTGTTTTCTATAGACCTAAGGCGTTTTTTGAATATCTCTTTATTCTTTTGTACATATTTGTTTTGCCAATCAAACCACGATTTTATAAATTTGTTTACTACAGGACCAGATAGTTTCTTTACCATCTTTTCCTTTTTATCGTATGGCATAGAAACATCATCTTCCATCCATTTTTCATTTAGGTCATCTTCTATTTTTGCTAACTCATTTTTCATATTATAAATCTTCTTCTCCCAACCAGCAGCTTTCCAAGCTTTATTGAATAACGCTCTGTCACCTGTAATATAATGTCCTTCCATCCATCTACGGCCTGTCTTATCAGGTACAGTTTCAAAGTCCATATATCTCGATGCTAACAGATTTCCTCTTACATAAAATACAATACCACCACCTTTGGTTTGAATACCCTTACCTTTTGCTAATGGTGAATCGAAATTAGCACGAGTAAATGTAGATATAGATTTTTTCTTACCAAGTATATTTTTTACTGTTTTTAAATGGTCTGGTGATGTAACATGAAATGAACTTATAGGTTGTTTACCAAAC